TTGCCACCGGGGGGTATTTGTTTGCTTAGGTATTGCCTTTTTGTGAATTGTGTGATCGGCAAAGCACCCGTAGGTTGCTTATTTCCAATCTAAGGTGAGGTGCATCCCCCAGGGGGATGATGTGGTCAACAGTTAAATCTTTATTTGTGCAACCCTTAACTGAACAATAAGGTTGCAACTCTCTTAGATACTTACTTAACTTATTCCAACTGTAATCATATCCACGCTGCGTGCGGGTGGGCCTAGCCCTATCCTTAATGCGTTGGCAATCAGTGCAACGAGATGCACGCACTACCTTCCCACATCTGGCGCACGGCCTAGGTAATACCATCGTGCTTTTCCAAATACTCAATTGCATAAGATAGAAACACAACTGAATCTTTGAATTGTCCTAATCCAAGATTGCAGTTATTGCACAACAAACCTCTAACAGTATTTGTTTCGTGGTTATGATCTACCGCTAATTGTTTCGGTAGTTCATCCCCATTAATTCCACAAATCCCGCAAGAGTAGCTTTGTTCCTCAAGCAAATCTTTTCGATGAGCTGATGAAATGTGTGTTGCTCTCTTGTGTTTGTTTCTGCAATCATTGCAAGTAGTTCGCCTATTGTTTGGTGTGCGCTTATCTTTGTGATACTCGGTTAGCGGTTTATCAATGTTGCATTTGCGGCACACCTGATAATTATTCGTCATCCTCGGCTAATGTTTCGTATTGTTCATTTGCAACAAAGTATTCTTTGTAGGCAGTCAATGCAGATATAGTTGCACGATTAAGTAATGTATCTATTCCATCAAAGGATAAGATTGTGTCTGTTGTTATCTCAGTTGTTACATCACCAATGCTAACCGAAATGTTTATCATCTAGTTAGCTCCAATCGTGAATCAAGCAAATCATCAATGAACATATCCATATCCATAAGAAAAAACCCACTGCATTAATCAGTGGGGTGTGAGTTGGGTGTTTAGATAGCAATACCTGTTACACGCAGTGTATCAAAGGCGTGTGAACTTTTCGTCAAGTTTTACTTAGATGCAAGGATGCCAGCCAAATCGTAAAGGCTACCTTTTCGTTCAATCTTGTTGGCTCTTATGATCTTATACACCTGCCGTTGGGTGATGCCAAGCCATAAGGCAATGGCCTCAACATCTAGGTAAAACTTTCTATTAGGGTTAGACATTGCGAGCGCCACTAATCGTAAAACAGTCCACGATTGTTTGCATCCGAAACAACTCACATCATTCATAAGGTTTTCTACATCAATCACAATGAACTTATGGCAATCATCTGTAGGGCAGGGGATACGGCGGGGTTGCTCAACGAATTGCTTAGTGGCAGCCATTCCCTTAGCGTGAATCTCTCCAACCTCGGCTGCAAAGTCATTTGCCCAATCTTGTTGTAATGACCAATCAAGGTGAGCCAAGTGGAACTTACAGGTTGCTTCAACCTCGGCTTCAGTTGTGGCTTCAGCTTTAACCAGGGCAGGCGGTGTTAATTGCCGTGCCTCTCGAATCATTGATTCCCATCCGTGAAGAATCTCCAAGGTTTCCTTAGCCATTGAGTAATCAAGAGCAGCCACATTGATACCAATGGAACGCTCGGCGCTTACTGCACCATTGCCTGAACGGGCAGGTGTTAGGTGATCACTGGCAAGTTTCTGCAATCGTGGGATGGCAGAAAGGTGAAGCCATACTTTCTTGGATATGTCTTTCAAAATGGCACCTCATCGCTAGTTGTGGATAACTTTGGTTTGCCCCAATAGTGGGGCGGTTCCTCGGCAAATACTGTTAAGGGGTAGCAGGTATGAGTGGCAAGCACAATGGGATCCTTTGCCCCCATCCTTGGCACCATTCGGCGGGTGGCCTCGAATGAACCGGCAGTGCGGTGTATCTGATAGGTAGCAATGCCGGATACGAGCGCCTGTATCTCTTCAATAAGGTTGAGCCGCTTTGTATCAAGTTTGACCTGGCAAGCACTGGTTGCCGAAATGCCATCCCATACAAGGTTCCCGCACTTGCGGCAGGTACTTGGCTTAAAATCGAGATAACTCATTTAGTTCGTTCCTGTACCGATAATGATGGTGTTCCTTATTCCGTATGTATACACATACGGAACGGAACGAACACCGATCACGCTCATTTCTGCCTGTGTTCCCTTTTTAAAAAGGAACACAAAAGGAACGGAACGGAACACGGAACACCTCATTTATCCCACTACCAATTGGGTAACTATCGCATCAGAAAGTGAAAAATGCTCTTTACCTAACTCGGTTAAGTAAAGGATAAAGGATCTCTCATTACCCTTATTCTCAATCCAACCGCCGGCCAACAAGTCGCTTAGGCGCTCGCCAATGGCCTCTTTCGAACCACTGATGCCATCTTGAACAGTACGGCGGTTTGCCCCTGGATGGTTGTGAATGAACTCGGCAATCTCTTTGAGTTTCTTCAGCTCTTTATTAGATTCGTACTCATCCTCGGCCAATGGCACCGCAATCACATATTGCATCTGCGCCTTTGTGGAATCAATGGTGATAATCGCAGCCTCTTGCGTGCGGTCCGATTTTCTCCACATTCCTGAAATCTTGCGGATAAAGCCGGGGCGATCCTTAGTAACTCTCATTGTGAGGCTACCGATTCGCCCAGGCGATAGGGCCTCAAGTGGCTCCACAAGATAGGCTGCGCCATCAATGGTTGCCAGTTTGGCTTGGCCACCAATAGCAAAGCGGCCACGGGTTTCGGCGTTTTTGGTGATGTGATCAATCAACACAACGGCAGCGCCACTGGCAGTGGCAACAGTACGCGGAAAGATTCGCATCCACCTTGTAATGGCATCATTATCCTTAGTTTCGCCACCCCACATTGTTAGGGATTCGGTTACGCCGTCAATGATTACTAGGGTGGCACTGCCTAGTTCCAGGATAGATTGCCAATAAGGATCATCTACATCGCGTGGGCCATCAGGGCGAATATAGGTAAAGTATTGCAAGAGGTTGGCTCTGCTCACCCCTAGCGCCTTGAGGCGATTTACAATATCAATGGCATCTGATTCAAAATCAATATAGATAACCTTTTTATCACTCTTGAGCATCTCGGCAGATGCAATTTGAGCAACCCAAGATTTACCTGATTCAGATTCGCCATAAATCGAGTGAACGCGCCCTGTATAGATAAGGCCGTGGCCATCAGTGCGGTTAAGGATTGTGGCTACAGGTGCCTGGAAAAGCCCATCATAATAATCTTTGAGTTCAATAGGTTTCCAACTAGATTCTTGCTCTTGATCATCATCTTGAGCTATTGCAGATGCAATTTTTTTGCCATTTTCTTGCATATGAAATTCTTGAAGTGTATTTGTGGGCATCAGTGCGTTGCTAAAATCAAAAGAGCCAAGTGCCTGTTGGCCGTAGCCCTGCGAGCGCAAATCACGCGCAGCCTCTTTGAAATCGCCGTTGTGGAATATCACCGCGTAAGCGCCAAACTTATCGTAGGAACGCTCTGCATCAAATATTGTAGATGTTGAGAAAACCCGCAATTTATCTGTATTTTGGTAATTGGTAGTGGCGCTTACACCGAAATCTTTGCCGGGGCGTGTCCAAGTAGTTTTCTCTGCGCTTTGATAGGCAACTTTCCACCCAAGCGGTTCAAGTAGCTCGCGCCAAGTAGTTTTTGCGTTGAAATCATCACCTGGGGAAGTAGCACCTTCAACTTTTTGTGCTACATCGTAGGTAACTGAATCTGCCTTTGGCATTTCATCAAACATTGCAAAGATTGTATGAAGAGCGTTTCTTTCTTCAAGTGTGAGCGTTGGGATTGTTTCAATTGATCCGCGCAACAGTTCCCAAGAGCCACCTGAAGGGTGAACTTGGCCTGAAGATGGAGCCGTGATTACAAATCCACCTTCACCGCGAGTTTCAGCGAATACATCAACGCCACCATTCTCACCAGGCTTGCGTGCGAGTTTGGTATTGCCTGGAACTGCCCCTGTTAGGTGATAGAGCCAATGAAGGCCACCTGAAGGGGTAATCTCGACATATCCGGCGTTGATGCGTTCCCATAATTCGCCCATATTTGATGCGTTGGCGATTTCTGCAATCTCTAAGTGCATCTTGGCGCTTACGGCTCGCCCCTCAAGTTCAAGCATTTCAAGGTTGCCTGAAATGGCACCGCAAATAACCCCGACACCTTCAGAATCAGCTTTAAACCAACTGATTAACTCTTCAGGGGTTGGCATTTGGTGTTGGTACTCTTTCCAAGAGTTCAACCCTGGGCGCTTAGATCCATCTGAAGCAACTGGCACTGCAACAATTCCTGCGCTCGCAAATCTAAGTGCAGTAGTTAAGATTTCGTTGCTCATTCGGCAACCATTGCGTTAATAATCCAACTTACAACAGGCACCGCTACCGCGTTGCCCATTTGCTTATATCTATTTGAATCGGCTTGGCCATCAGTCCAACCATCAGGGAACCCTTGAAGGCGCTCACATTCTGTTGGCGTTAAACGGCGAACTGTTGTTGAATCTTGCTTTTGCACCATTGGCACATTCCCCCCGCCCGTTCCATACCTTGAAATAACTGTTGGCACAATGCCATCTTCATACACACGCACATCATTTACCCGTGTGCCATCAATAATTAAGAATTGATCATTACTAGTGGCAAGAGTAAAACTCTTATCAGAATACATTAATCCCTTCCCCCCCCCCGCACATCCCTCGCGGTTCCTCATTACTACAGGATTACCGCTTTCCATTAAAATCAATACAGTGGCAAATGCTTCGCCGTTGTTATCCATTGCGTTCAATGTAGGCACCACGCCTTCATCAACCCAAGATTCGTAATCTTCAACATTCTGCGCCCGCTTAGCTTTCGTGAACCAATAAAGTTTCACTACCGCCACCTAGTACGCCACCTGAAGATTTCAGAGTTGCAGAGTTTATATCTGCTCTGAATTGTCCAAAGGATGATTCGCCAAACGCGTTAATGCTATCTGCAGTTTTTCGGGAAGTGTTTTTTCCCTGCGCGATGCTCTGCGCAAGATACCCTGCGCGGCCTTGCTTGATAGAGAGTATTTCTTCAGGTGATCGCCCTGTGTTTCCAAGATTTCC